CGTAGTTTATACCTTCAGCGCCTGTTAGCTTTACGTTAGTTAAGTCAAGTTTGTTTCCAATCATAACTTCGGTAATTGTGCTTTGGGTTGCTATATTCCCATACATATAAAAATAGCGTTGTGTTGCAGCATTTCCAGCAGTAGTATTTGCAAGGTCTATTTTAACTTGCCAACCTACTGATGTAAAATCAGTATAGCTTGTTCCAGTAATAAAGGTGTCATCATTTGATGAGGCTCCAAAAGCCCCTGTTGTAGCGCTACTACTATTAAAAAAATGCACATCGTTAGTATTTACTGCATTGACATAAATTGCAACTGCATTAATAGCTGTTATTGTTCCGCCCATGTCAAAGCGCACTGCATCATACTGAGGTATACTTGCAGCCGTAGCTATAGAAACATCAGTAAGCCTTGTTTCATTCGTTACATTTGCACTAACAGCAAAATTGTTAGTACTACCTGTACGATCGCCCCCTACTGGGTCTGCTGAATAAAGATTTGCGTTTGGATAGATAAAATATTTGGCCATATATATTCCCTTTAATTATATAGGTTTAGCCGACTTCACGACAAATTATGTTGACTTTACCAGGCGATCTATTTAGGCTTGTAATCATATAGTACCCATTCCAATTACTGCCAAATGGGTTAAAAGGCATAGAGTCAAACTTTATTATGTCACCAGTTTCTAAAATATATCCTAGTGATGCGTTAATAATATCACAGCTAACAATCTTTTTAACATCCCCAAAGATATTATAATAATAATCTGCAAACCCATCATTGGGGTCACCACCACTAAGATCGGTGTTTCCAGGCTTATCGTAATTGTAATCTAAGTTAATATTACTTATATTTTCTTTACTTTGAATATTATAGACAGTTCTAGCACCTGTACTTTCAGCGTTTGTTGATGTTTGTGTAACTCCATATTCACTTTCTTTAGCAGGATGCTTTTGATAATTAATAATCATTTTTGTCTGTAGCTCGCTGAATGGAGTATTGCTTACATTTATATTTGCAATATCTTCTTTGGTTAAGGTTGCAGCTACATCGCCACTAGCATACGAATCTTTTACATACCAATAGCTACCAGTACCATCCGCTCTAAATTTGTAGATAAATCCAAACTCATACTGCAATCTCTCTAGAACTTTTTTTAATTCTACTGGCTCTAATGCCCAGAGCCTACCTTTCCAAGCAGTCGATATTCTTGCGCTTGCTATATCTAGATTAGAGGAATAGTTATACGGTGTTTCATCTACATTTGTAAACCTAGCTAAAAGACTTCTATGTATTTCAAGTCCACAGTCAGCAGTTCCACTACCTCCAGAAAAATCATTTGTATTGCCATCGTGTCCAAAGTATATATACTCTAGCTTTTCTAAGTCTTTTTCAGTTGCAGATCTTTCTGGGTCATCAAAGTTGTTTTTGACTTTCATAAATAATTGAAATTTATTTATCTGATGTTGAGCAGTTATGTTTGCCTGTATACCACTAGCTAAATCAACAGTACCCATAATACCAAATGGTGTTTGCAGTTGATTGTCGTTATTTGTATAAGCTACCGATAGAATATCAAAATCAAATGTATCTCCGTCATTAAGCGGTATAGTCAGACTTGAACCTGAAGAGTTGTTATTAAACTCTGTAATTTGTGTGGAGTTACCACCTCGCAATAAAGACAATGAAGAGACATAGTTACCGCTAGTGCTATTATTAGCAGCTATACTTACATCAGCATTAACTACAGCACTTAAAGCTGTTACTTTGCCAGTAATTACAGGAAAACTGTATTCAATTTTTTTAGAACTAAAAGATCCTGCTGTGTCTAATGCGGTTCTTGTGTTTGATATAGCCGCAAAACCACTATGGCTATATAACAAAATATTATCAGAAGTGTTTGCTACTGCTTCATCTGTTGCGCCTACAGATATAGGATCTGTTTTAAAAGATCGTTCTAGCGTTTTACTTATCAAGGCAACGTCAGCAGAAGAATCGTATTTTATATTACTTTGAGTAGCACTAGTATATTCGCTAGTCTCTAAAGGAATAAAGGCATCTAAGTTTGGTTCATAGTAATGTGGAAGTATATTGCTTTCAGACTTTGGCATAGTCACAAGTATATTTGTGTCACCGATTCGTAAAACAGGAGCTGGAAATACAAACTTTTCCATATCTCTTACTTCTTCTCCTATTGTGTTAGCAGCGTAGTCACCATAGACAACTGGTATGTACACATTCTTTTGCGCTGCTTTAGCCTGTGGAAAAGTAATAAAATCCCAGGGTCTTTTCTCTTCTACGCCTAGCACAACTTGTGAATGATTGTGACTAACGCTTATTAACCTACCTTCATAGATTTGACTAGCGTGTGATAAGTCAGTATCATCTTTTAGTTGTGAGTATATTTTTATTGAGCGATTTATATACGTTCTTGTTCCAGATAAAAGTTCAGCACTAAAGTCTGCACCAAGAAACTCAAAATTAGCTACTTCTAGTGTTACGTTTGCAGTTTTAGCAGTTGAACTAGACAGGTTTATAGAAGATCGTATTGTAGGCTTATTTAAAACAGCGCCATAGTAATGATTACTACTAACATCGCAATCTTTGAATGCTAATCCTGTAAAACTAGATTCATCTCCATAGTAAAGCTGTACTAGCCAATTCTCTTTTAAAGAATTAGACTTTGTATAGGTAGTATAATCAGCGTGTGGGCTTAAACTCACGCTAGGTTGCTTCCAGTTGCTTTTTGTATTTCTGGAACGATGACATCTCTAACATAGTCTGCGTTTGTAATTGGCCCAGAAAAATGTAGATTTAGATTTCCTGCTTGTCCAGTTTCATTTATCTGATTTAAGGTATTTAAACCTATAGATTCAGCCGAATCTCTTTTAATAACAAATTCTCCAGCTTGAGCTAGTATAGGAACATTATCTCTACCTTGCACCATTCCACCTGAATTAAAAGATTGAACGCCATTTTTTGTAATTTTACCGCCTTTATGAGCTACACCAAAAATTCTTCCAAAAATTCCACCAGGAGTTGCTCCTTGACCACCTACAGGTACTCCAAGCATAGATAGTATAAGGATTTCAAATGCTTTTGCAGCAACTTGCGCTCTAAGTATTTCAAAAGTTTTTGTGAAAGCATCGCCTAAATTATCAGTTTGCAAGATAGCCTGTGATAGAGTTTGAGATAACACTTGGAATGGAGCAGATAGTTTTTCAAGCCTTAAGGATTCTTCATCAGCTAACTTCTTAAGCTCTTCTTTTGCTTTTAAAAAAGAAGCCCTACGCTCATCCTGTCTAAAAATTTCTGCTATATGCTGTTTTTCTTGCATTTGCTTAATAAGTTCAGCTTGTACTTGCTGTTCTCCAAAGCGCTTGTCTCTTAAATCTTTACGCTCTTTTTCTCGTTTCTTTATTTCATCTAAAATTTCTTTATCTGCTTTAATTGCAAATCCTTTTTGCTGCAAAAGCATTTTAACTACAGTACCAGGAGCATCGGTTTTGTTTGCAAAATTAGCTAATTCTTCTAGAGTTTTTTGATAGTCAACTAAAGCATCTTTACCGCTGTCTGCATCTTTTCCAGCCGATAAAAACATAGTCCCAAGCTCTCCTAGAGCTATAACTCCCAATCCAATCCCAGTTCTAGCTAAAGCAACTTTTACAGATGCTAACGATAGTGCAAATAAAAGAGCCTTTGCTCTGGCAACTCCATAGATAACAGCAACTCCGCCAATAGCAGCCGAATATGCCTTAATGCGTTCAATCTTTAAAAATTCTAAACCAACTGCTGCTATTGGTATAAGTAATTGACCAATCTCTACTTGTAAATCTTTTAACTGTTCTTGAAGTCTTCTAGTTTGATTTGCAAATTCATCCTGTGTCCTAATAAGATCGCCTTGAGCATCCTTTGTACTATTTAGTATAACAGCAAGCCTAGCAAGAACCTTCTGTTGCGAACTTAATTCACCTGTGCCTTTAAAAATTCCTGAATTAAAAGCTGCTTGTTTTAACTGTGCCTCAGTAAGAATAATGCCAAGCCCTCTGACAGCTTCATGGTTACCTACAATAGCAGAGGTTAACGCTCTTGATACTTCATCAGTAGACTTGTCTTTAAATGAGGATATGTCAAAAGTAAGTTGAGTTAATGCCTTTGAAAGCTTACTAGCTTCTTGCCTTGAAAATCCTAGCGGTACAAAAGTGTCTTGCAATGAGGCCATAAGAGCTATAATAGATGTTTCTGACCTTTGAAAGCTAATTGCCAATGTATCAGCAAATCTAAATGCTTCATCTGAAGCATCTCCAAATACAACTTTGAATTGACTCACCTGTTCTTGCATTGAAGATGCAGCTTTTAAAAAACCACCCATTGTTCTAGCAGCAGCGCCAAGAGCAAATGTGTATAACAGAAGATTGTTTCGTAAGGCTCCTATTTCTCTTCGTATACCAGCAGTAGTGCCACGAACTCTACCACCAGTATTGTCAAAGTTCTTCATAGCTCCGTCAGCTTTATTTAACTGACCCTGAAGGTTTGTAAAACCTTTAGCTCTGACTTCTATTACAAATTTATTTGCCATTATTCATTTCCCTTGATCTTTTTTCACAAGCGGTAAGCTCTTCACTAATAACACGAAAGATGTCAATCGTTTTTGCATCGGCATTGTATAGCGTGTCTGATAGCGGTAGGTTAAACTTGTTAGAGACAAAGTAATCGTCAATGTATCCTTCTATCTCATTGTCTAAAAAGAACTTAGGGTTGCAGAAGAAGTTGAGGTTGTAGTAAAGATTCTGCCCAATAGAGAACTTATTGTGCTTGTCTTCTTCTACGATACGAGCGCACTCATCCCATATCTCATCTTCTGTAAATGTGATTATCTTGCCCAGGGTAGGGCTTTGTGCTTCGTAGGTAGTGACTTTAGAAGGATACAGACTATTACCCCACCCAAAGTAATTAGCCCAAGTTGAGATTCTTACTTGACAGTTTTTTTTTGATCTAAACCCTTGTAATGTCTATAGACATCATTCAATACTTCGTCTATCTGTGCATCATCAAATTTCTCTAGGGTTTCTTCTGGGTTAGGAAAAGCTTTTTCCATGCACCAGTTTAACAGATCAAAGTAAGCGTCTTTTTCAATAGTGTTTTCATCCCAAAACACCTTCATCTCCAAACGATGGAGTTCTCTACGCTCACCAAAAGTGATAGGGCGAATCTCAAATTCACCATGCTTTGTTTTTATCATATTTTATTAGGTTGTAATTGCAATAAGGGGATTTGCTGCGGATGCAAAGAACTTAGTCGATACATCAAGCATCATTGCGTTTGCTTCGTTATAAGCAACATTCGTTATTCTTCCATAACTTCCAATAAAGCCAAAACTACTAGCATTAGCTATTGTAGCGTTATCAGCTACATTTGATATTACATGAGAGTTAGCTTTGTGCGCTTCAAAATAATCTGCTGTATTGCTATCATATTTTACGGTTGCATCTAAGGTTACTGAAAGTTCTGGAACAGCTCTAACAATGGCATCTGGGTTACCGTTTGTGCTTTGTCCTACAAATTCTGCTGGATTTTCTATATTTAAACTAAAGCTTTGTATAACAGAATTTTCAGCGCCAGCTATAGTTCTTTTTACTCCTGCACTCATTGTAGCAAGTGAATAGTAGGCTGATCCGTAAGCTGTAAAAGCATTAGCCACACTTGGATCTGCCTCATCAAAATTAGATATATAGCCAGTCCTTGCTGTTGCTGTAAAACGTAAGCGACCTGATTCGTTAGACATATCACCACTAATTGCTAGTGAGGTAATAACGCACCCTGGAAAAATCATAGATCTATGTTCATCGCTTGACCCATCATTTGTTTTAGGGTTAACCACAGCAAGTGTTAATGTTTTAGTAGCATCTCCACTTACGCCAGTTTGAAGCTCATCTGGTGTGTAATTATAAGGTACGGTTATTAAGTCTGTAGATACAGTCGCACCACCTAGTACGTTGCCAAGCAGTATTGGGGCAATCACTTGATCAAAGACTCCAGAAAAAGTAATTTCTTTTGTAACGCCTTTTTCATCTATAAGTACATCATCTGCATCGGCAACCCTACCACTTGATCCACTTCGTACATCAAATACTTGTGTTAGGTTAAGATTAGGCATTTCAATACTATCTATATTAACTAGATTCATTGGGCCATCTATGTCTGCTGTACCTATTGCAGCCTCACCCTGTATTGCTAATTGAAATTGTTTTGGGCTAAATGCTTGTCCGTCTAAAGCCATTACTTAGACTCCTTCTTACTAGGTGTTACTTTTTCTAAAAATTCTTTGGCTGCCTCTGGCACTTTATCTAAGTCTACAGATTTGCCGTTATTCAATGCGTTCCAATCTTCAGTTGTCAGACCTTTGTAACTGCCAAATGAACTTATTGGTTTTTTTGCTTTATATTTTGCCATCATTTATACCTTAATGGTTTACGCATATACCTCTTCAACTACGCATAGAAACTCCATACTAGATGATAAGTAATTAGCATTCTCTCTTTCTAAATCATAGTTTACAGATTGCAATCTGGCGTTATGCCACTCATAGCTAAAGTCAGCAGGGAATACTGTAAACGCTTTGTCATCTGAAGTAATAAAAAACTGATCGGTGCTTGTGATAAGAATAGGTCTTTTTAAAATACGCAACTCCTCAGAATCGCTAGTTAAAAAATTATTACCACCAGAATCAACAAAGTATAAAAAATCATCAATACTTGCTACATTTACCCTGATAATTTCCTTCAATCTCTCTACAATGTTAATACGGCTATCTAAACTGCGATTTTTGACGTATCTACCGCGTTCTTTTTCATTATAGGTGATAAGTATCGAGTATTCACGAATCGCGCCATCTGAGCGTAATTCAATGATTTCATCCCTTCTAGGCGTTAAATGAAAGAACGAGTTACCTCTGTACACACTATCATAGCGTATAGGAATATTCCGAAATTCTTGAGCAATCAATAGTCTCAAGTTATCCAATACGTTTTGATTAAATGTTTTATTGTAGCTAATCATATCAATACATTGCAGTTAAATAAAAGCTCTACCACTTGATATGCGTTCTCTGCATCTTCAAGCTCTGGCTCATAATTAACAAAAGTGATGACAGCATCATTCCATTTATAGCTAGATGAAGGGCTGTAGTTTGAATTGTTGCCAACCAGTCGCTTTATTCTATCTGAGTAATTCATTAATTGCTCTAGATTGTTTCTGCGTGAGTAGATTCCAGGAGTACGTCTATACAGTCGCAAGAGTACACCGTATAATCTAATCTGGTCTTCTGTAGTAGGTTGGTCTAATTCGTCTTGTGTAGGGATAAATCGCAGAAAGAAATTCCCACGACTTTTGAAATCAATGTCATAGAATACAGGTAGCTTATCGAACTCACCCTTAATTAGTGATTCAAGTGGGTCAATAACATTGTCTTTGATAACTGCGGTGTATTGGGTAGCCACAAAACTCTACTTACGCCTTTTAACGCGCACTTTCTTCTTCTTCTTCTTTTTCTTTTTTACAGCGTAACCGTAACCTTTACCTTTTGGCATATCTTATCTCCTAGAAATTTGTTCTGATTTTACTTCGCCATGTTCTTCTGGTAAGCCCATGACTATAATACTCCATGCATCGTTGGTCGTATAGACCCCTTCACCAAAGCGTATATACATTCCGTACGCCAAGCCTTGATAATCGCCATTGATCTCTTCTGACTGTATCACTTCTTCCATTGCTAGTCCTTTGTCGTTCTTAACAAAGACACTATACTTTACGCTGGTGTTTTCTGTTCCTGCTGTAAACGTACCGCCTGCTGTGATTTTTACACGAACATCGTCATAGTCTACGGCTGGTAGTGCGATTGACTTTGTGTCTAAAATACCGCCAGTAGTATTCGCATTAACAGCTACAGGTACAATTCTTCCTTCATTCTTTTCATAGCTAGACTCATGCCATAGTGCATATTCGCCTCGTTTTAAAAGGTCTAGCATACCATCACCATCAGGTGAGATGTAGCGCTGTTCTATTTCCAAAGCTCTCTCAGGATCTACAGGTCGCATCAGTTCAGCACAAGCTAGTCCTGCATTAGAGCTAATAAGTACGAAGTCATAATCTCTACTTGCAGCGCCCTGGTCTTCTGACTTTGTACGTTTAAATATGGGTCTATTGATAAAAGAGCGTATGCGGTCTGCCTGTTCGTTTATCACACGCTGTTTTACTGTGGCCCAGTCCTCTCCTGCTTCATAGGTTAGGTTGTCTGGGTCTACTGAGCTGTATACATATAGAGCATCTTGTGCAGAATCATAAAACGCATCATCTGAAGAGTCTACAGCTCCAAGTGATGTCTGCATATTCATCTCTTTACCGTCAACATAACTCATGCTTACATATCCAGAGTTATAGGCAGCGTATACATTCGTTGAATAGCTTTGAAAGTTTTGTACCAGTCTCTTTCGATCGTAGTTATCTATATTTGGCTCAACACCTTGAAGGTCGGTATTGATATTGCAAAAAGCTTCAAGTCTTGTACCCATTATGCAAGTCCACTTTGTTTACTGTTTATAAGTTCTTGTTCCTCTACAGATTCAAACGAACAGACTATCTCAGGTACATCTAAACCATCAATCATTGACATTAGGTTTGCAATTTTCTTCAAAGAGGTTAAAGACATATCTGTCTCAAAATCTCTTTTCATAGCTCTGCTAAATAATTTAATAGCACGAACCTCATCCATTAGTATTTGCATTCTTTCCGCTAAATCCATTACTTAAACCCTTTTCGACTACTTAACGTAGCCACTTAGTAACCTGTTCAACGAACTCGTCAGCATTGCCTTTGCCACCAGCGTTATAATAATCTTTCCAGTAGTGCGACATTCCTTCAACACCGCTCGGCATACGTTTAGGTATTCTCCAGTATTTAATACGGCAATGTACTATGCCTGCTGCAATATTCTTTTCTAAGATCTCAGCCCAGACTTTATTATCATACATCTGCCAATACTTTAAATCAACCAGACTAGCCTCTGCACATTTTTGCATAAGCTCTGGCCTATGTTTTAAATAGTGCATACAGTTGTCAACGGCTGTTGCTGGCTCTACCTGGAAGAAAGATTTTGCTGGGCCATCATTCATCTGCGTAATATACTCATAGCGTGACTCTATTACGCCTGTAGCTAATACCATATCTACAGCACTTTCAGAGCCATACTTATCTCCCATTGCACTACAGGTGCGCTGTATTAGCGAGCGCATTTGCTTTATGCTGACCATTTAAAAGTTGTTTTCAATAAATGGCTTTACTTCATCGTTCCATATTTTATCATCGTCTTTGCCTCTGCTTTGCTTGACTGCAAAGTCACCAATCATAATCATAAGCTTTTTCATGCCATGTTTTCTTACAAGTCTACCTACTAATCGTTTAAGCATATTATTTCCCTGCTACTTTCTTAATACTAGTCCATACGACATCTAACAAGATATCGTCTTTATCTGTAGGGCTTAATTTTACTAGTTTTTCACAAACCATAAATCCTAGTAAAAACCATTCCCAATTTTGTGTAAAGATTTCCATAATTAATTAACTCCTTTAATCCATGCAAAAAGACTACTAAAAACAAAAGTGACGGTTGCTAGTATTCCTGTGAACCACGCTTGTTTATTCTCTAAGGCTCTTACTCTGCCATTCTGTGCCTTAACATCTACTCTAATTTCTTTTGTAACCTCAAAATGCGCCTGACTCTTTTCTTCGAGTCTTGTTAGGCGTTCTAGTATCTCACCGCGATAGGCTTCTACTTTCATTTGGATGACCTTCTACTTTGTTTAGATCCGCGACCGTTACCGATCTTAGCTTCGATATAATTTAACTGGTCAGTTAGCTCATCATTAAGCTCTGCGAACTTCTCAATCATTACGTTCTTAGAGTCAATTAGCTTTATTATGATTTGATGTAGGTCATCAATCTTTTTATTTAGCTCAGATGTCATCCACTTAAATGTCATCCATAGTATTCCTGCTGCTAAACCAGCAAATCCAACTTCTGTCCAATTCTCCACCATTTTTCTCCTCTAAAAATAAGGGGGAGACTAAGCTCCCCCTTTAGGTTCTTATGCTTCTTCTGCTTCTAAACTATTTTTTAAGTTAGAAACAAAGCTCTGCCTACCCATTTCCATCTGCTGTAGATTGAACTTTGCGTTGTCAATCTTGCGATTAAGGTCGTTAATATGAGCGACTACTAATTTCTCCTCATCTTTCATACTATTGATCTTATACTCTTTTTCATCGAGTACAAGAGTTGGTTCTTTTTGTTCTTCTTTTTTAGCCATTTTAGACTCCTGTGTTTATCGTTTTTTGAAAATGTTTACTTTTTCTATTAGGGATTTATTTTCATCCTCTAATCTTTTTGTACGCTTTGCTTCTATTGTACTAACACGACTTTTTAGATCGCTTAAATCTTGCTCTATTATCTGTATATGTCTCTGGTTGTCTGCCATGCGCTTTTGTGCCTGGTAATAGCTACCAACGATAATTGCAACCAGCACCACAATCTGCACGAGCCATTTAATATTAATCGTGATAGCAAGGTCATCATTTAGTTTGGCCATTTCTTAATCTTTCTACTTCTCTTTCAAGAACTTCAATCTTTTCATTCTGTCTTATGTCAGCAGGAATCTCAGCGTTTTGACTAGTCTTTGCATCTTCTTCTATAGCTGTAATATGTTCTTCATTTATCTTTACCTGATACTCAAGAAAAGATATACGACCATTTAGCTCACCATAACCCCAGACCATAGCACCAATAATTCCTACTGCTTGAAAAAGCATAGGTAATGATATATTAAGGCTTGAATCTTGCCCTATTGGTTTAGTCATTTTTCATTGATACAGTTGGATTTTTAATTTCTACTGTTTCCATTATTCTATGTTTTATGCACCAATAACTTTTTCCGTTATAAATCTCGTCTATTAAGTAAACATGAGAAATATCTTTGTTGTCTAATATTCTATTGCCCATAACATTAGGAGCGCAAGAAAGAATAAACACCCAAGCTGTAATTACAAATGCTATTCTAATTACTACCATTGTTGATCCTATAAGCGTCTATATATAAATCATCGTATATGCCCAAGCTATCTGCTTTCCAAATAACCTTTCTCATTAAACTATCTATCTCAAACATTTCTTGCGATAGTTCTTCTCGTGTCTTGCCTATGTAATAATCCTGACAGCTAAATATGCTAAACATAAATGCTATCATAAATCCTACTATAACAAGTGCGTGTAAAGCTTTACTAGCATCTGCCCATTCGTTTAATTTTCTACGCATTTTCTAACGCTTCTACTTTTGCTGATAGTTCTTGTATTGCTTTTACAAGTGTAGGAATTATAGCACCATCGTTCATCATTTGGTATTTTGGTTTTCCTTCTTCATCAACTCCATCTTTTTCATATTGCACAGCTTTTGCAATAACTCCTTGAAGTTCGTGAGCTATAAATCCTTCTCTTTTAATAGTAGGAGATTTTTTAAAATTATATATTCTTGGCTTTAAAGCATTAACTCTTGCTAAAGCATCTACATCTAAATCTTCAATATTTTCTTTTAATCTATAATCTGAAGTATAGTTATATGTTTGGTCTGTCCTTAATTCAGCAACAGTTGAACCATCATCTTGAATTAATACAACTTCACCACTTGAGCCTGTTCTATTAAAAGAAGCTGTTACAGCATCAGCTTTCTGAACATCTAAAGTGTGAGTTGGACTTGCAGTTCCTATACCAACTCTGTCATCATCTGTTATGTAAAGTGTTCTTACATTATTAGAGCCAAGTGCTAAACTTGCAGATGTTCTTGTAACGATTTTAGATGTGCCAGATGATACAAATTCCATTTGACCTATTAATGAGCCAGAGCTTTCAAGAGTTATATTTGTAGCACCACTTGTAGAATTAAAATTAGCTGTATTAGCAGCTTCTCCACTTTTCACATCAAGAGGAGCGCCAGGACTTGAATCACCTATACCAACCCTTCCACCATTAAAATAAGAATCTCCTGCTGTATGTATAGCGACAGTATTTGTTCCTGCATTTTTTAGTCTTATATAAGCTTGGTCAAGAGCAGAGCCTGATGAACCTGCTCTACCAATAGAAACAAGTTCATAATCAGCAGAGCTAACAAAGAACCTTGCTCCATCTGCTGTAACATTTACATCACCTGCAAAAGTAGCATTACCACCATCAGACATATCAAGTGTAAGTGCAGTTATTCCTGAACCACCATCATTCCCTTTAAATACAATATCTTTGTCTTGTACTTTTGATTCTATTACAAGATTGGAACTACTATTTTCAATAACACCAATTTCAGTTCCACCATCTAAGAATTGTATTTGACCACCATCTGCATCAAGCCTAATTACACCATCAGAATCAAGTAAAAGAATTAAATCATCTGTATCATAAAGAATAGCACCATGTTGATTGCTACCACTATCATCAAACAAGAATCCAACATTACCATCAGAAGCACCTGCTTCTACTGTTATGTAAGTATCCCCAGTATTTTTTATATGCACAGCACCATCAATATCAACTGCATCAAGATTGGTTGTACCATCTACATCTATATCCCCTGCAAAAGTAGCATTAGGAGTTACTTCAAATGCACTTGCTTTTACTTTGACTTTAGCAGTCCCATCTATTGTTGTCCACACTTCACCAAGTGCATCATTGTAATAATGACCTTCGCCACCTTGAGAAGTAGCAGTTGATACTATTACTCCACTACTGTCAGGGTCAAAGAATAATTTTTTAGTACCATCTCCAACTATAAGTGGATTAGTTGCGTTTTCAATAGTCAATCCTGTGAGAGTACCTACTGAAGTTATTTGAGTTTGCGAGGCATCCACATTTAGTGTATTAGTTGAAAGGGATATTCCAGTTCCTGCTACTATGGCAGTCTTTGCCATTGGAATTTGGTCATCTGCTAAAGTCAATGTACCACCTGATACATCTAACGTTTTTCCTGAACCTACAGTAACATCCGAGGTAGCTATTGTTGTACCATCTATTGTTCCAGAGTCAATATCTACTTTAGAGATATTTACTTCTCCACTACCATTTGGTGTAAGATTAATATGCCCATTGGTATCTGAAGAAATAATAGTATTACCATTGATGTTAATATTATCCACCTGAAGGGCAGTTAATGTTCCGACTGAAGCTAGGTTAGGCATTGCAGTAATCTCGTCATCAAAGTACGCTGACAGGTCTGTAACAGCCACTTGAACCATTGTTCCGTTGTCGTTCATCACTACACGATCAGCATCGGCTACAGTTGTTGAGGTTGCAGATGTATCTCCATCTAAAATATTTAATTCAGACGTTGTTATTGTTCCCCCATCTATAATCTCAAGCTCAGCTTCATTTATATTAGCAGAACCAATAACAAAACTTGTACCAGTAATTGCTCCAGCCCCTAGTGTTCCAGAGGTTGATAAATTCTCATTACCAAAACTTATTGCTCCAGATGAGTCTGTTATTGATCCGTTGGCTAAAGTAAGGTTGCCAATCGTAGATCCTGTTGCTGCTGAGATTGTGCTCGTAAATGTAGAAGCATCATCTGCCGTTAAAGCACCGATTCTTAAATTTTCATAATCTGTTATAGTAACATTTCCAGCAGTTGTGCCATCTTCATCCGTATCAATTAATGCAAACTGATTAGCAGATTCATCAAATATAAAAGCGACATTTGCTGGGGTTGAATCACTAGAACCTCTTTTAATTACAATACCAGCATCGAATGCGTTATTGCTAGGTTGTGAATCGTATTTATTTAAAAGGATTAATGGATCTTCTACGTTAAGATTTGTTGTAGAAACTTCTTGAACAGTTCCTGTTGTAGTTAATGTTCCACTAATATTTACATTTGTAGCTGATAGAGTTGATCCAGAAAAACTTAAATCAGAATCTTCTGTTAATAAACCATTTGTACCATAGATTGCTACTCTGCCAGAAGTCTGTGAATCGGCTGTTAATGTTGAAGCTCTAAATCCATGAGAGCCAATATCTAAATCTGTTGAAGCAGATATTCCAGCAGTAGTTAAAGCTGAGATTGTAACAGCTGCTATCGTGCCACCTTCTACTTTGTTTCCAGATATTTGATTATCTGCTAAAGTTAAAGTTCCTCCAGATATATCAATCGTTCCAGTTGTTGTAAAGTTGCTTGATCCAATATCAATCGCACCAAATCCAGAGCTTATTGCTCCAGCATTTAAAGTTCCAACGCTTGTTATCTGAGTTTGAGCTGCATCAACACTTAATGAGTGAGAAATATTCTCACCACTTGTTGCTCCAGTAGATGTTAAGCCAGTTCCAGCCGTTATGCTGTTTACAAAATCACCAGTAGTATCGGTAGCCATCGCAACACTATTAGCTTGAATAGTTGCAGTTCCATCTTCTGCTATTGCTATATCACCAGATACAGAAGCAAATATTGCATCTTCTAAGTTTTCAAAAGTTATTTTACCAGAGGCATCATCCGTAGCATCCACCATAGCAATAAAGTCTGCATCTGCTATGCTTGTTTCGGTTGTGAGTTCGTTTAAATCTACTGATAAAGTATGTGCTATATTCTCACCAGAAGTTGCACCAGTTGAATCAATACCAGTTCCCCCAGTAATATTCTGTACATAGTCTCCAGTAGTTTCGGTGGCAAGAATCACACCATCGTCTTTAATTGTTACAGCTCCAGAGCTTACTGAGAAATTATCTGAGCTAAATGATGCGATACCTTTATTAGATGTAGTCGCATCTTCACCAGCAATCGTTATTGTGTTAGAGGAACCAGAGGTATCAATTCCTTCTCCACCAGCTATAGTTAGTGTTTCTGAATCTAAGTCAATGTTTAATGCACCACCTGAGTCACCCTGGAAGTCTAAATCTTGGGCTGTTACTTGGGCATCTACATAGGCCTTAACTGATTGTTGTGTAGGTACGAGTGTGGCAGAGTTAGAGTCCATACCATCTTCATCTACAAAAGCTGTGATGGTTATAGATCCGTCAGAAATACTGCCGTATTGTATAGTTCCGCTAGTGGTAAGGTTTTCGTTACCAAACGAAATAGAGCCACTACTATCTGTAATACTAGCTGAAGTAATGGTCATTGTGCCTGTTACTACGCCAGAGCTACTAATTGTAGCTAAAGTAGACGAATCATCTTTAAAACTAAAGTCTCCGCCATCTGCGTTAAATTCTATATCTCCTGCTACGTCTAGTGTAAAATCACCACTAGCTACGTCTATTTGCGCTCCATCTGAAAAATTTATGTCTCCTTCTAAGAAGAGATCTTGCCAAGCATAGCTAGACGAACCAATGTCGTAGGTGTCATCTGCTGCTGGAATTAAGTTTGAATCAATTGACCCTGTTATGGTGACCGTATCTCCAGAAGCATCTCCTAGATCTACGTTGCCAGTAAGTGATACGTTTGCTGCTGTGACTGTGCCAGAAGCGACAATGTGCCGAAATCCTGTGATATCTTTGTTAGAATCGACAACAACAGCTTTACTAGCTGCAACCGTTCCTGCGGTCACATCGCTTGAATTTGCTCTGGATACTGCGCTGTCAATTTGAGCGCCAGTATAATCTGAATTATAATTAGCCATTTATGTTCCCCTGTTAATAGACTTCAATTAAATGGGAATTAGACTACATCTATATCTTTTGACCGTTAGCCATTCGCTTGCAGTCAGATTGTGCTTTGAACTCTTTTCCAGGCCAACCGCCACCTTTAAGTTTAAATAAAGGCCCACTCATAAGTTTTTTTAAATTCACGTTGCCACATTTACAAGTAGCAGTTTCATCTACTTTAGTCATTATCTCAAAGATGTCTTCGCATTTACTGCATTCATAATCGAAAGTTCTAAACATTACCATTTAACCTTTGCAGCCCAATATGCTGCGCTCATCTTGCCTTTAGCTATGTTCTTACGATGTCTAGCTAAAAATGATTTACGCCTTGCTTTTTGTGCTTTTGATCTTGGATTCTTACCAGCACCCTTAACGCCTTGCTGTCCAAAGCGAATCAATTTTACTTTAGACCCTGACTTTGCTAGAACTGCGTGACTTTTTGTTTTGTGCGCTGGTGTTCTTTTTGGTTTATTGTAACCAGAGAATTTTACACCTCTATAATTTATAGCCATTATCTACCTACGGCTCTTTGTGCAATCCTATGGCTCTGTGCGAAAGTTTTGCCTTTACGCATTACTGTAGCCATTTTTGATAAATGCCTTTTAGTGTGATGCGTTTTATGCCTCTGCATTTGGCTTTTTTGTCTTGATGTTAAGCCTTTTAGATTTATGCCTTTTAGATTTGTAGCCATTTATATATTACCCTGGATTTAAAAAAGGAATGGGGGCTAATGAAAGCCCCCATATAACTCCTATTAGTGATTAAGGATTCTTGAACTCTTGGATTCTACCCTCAAAAACTGTGACTGCTCCGTAAAGCATATCAGCTACGACTTTAGTACCCAAGAAGTCTACAGAATATTCGCTCTGTACTCTTGGCTCTAATTGTCTAGCTGCGGAAACGGCTGAAGGATGAAAAATGTATCCAACTTCGGTACCAGTTCCAGTTGCAGCTCCCATGACTGTTGAGTGGAGAACAGGCATACCGTAAAGCATTCCTATTTGACCATTCTTCAATCCAGATGGGCCTGCGCCCATTTTAGAAGCATCTACGAAATCGCTGATTCCGAGCATTGCAGTATACAATGCAGGAGAAACAACAAAGTGACACTCATTCGTGTCTACATCAGCTTCCATCAAAGTCTTCATTCCGCCTCTGATTTCTGCTGCTGTGATTGTGTTGTCTGCTGCTAGCGCTGTACTATTTGTAGTTGCTGCTTCAACTTTAGACTCAATAAATGCGTCATAAGTTTTAGCAAGCGCGTACGCCATACCTGATACTTCTTTTTCAAAAAGACCTGGGATTGATTGTACAGATGCTATGTCTTCAACGAGTTTTGCAGCGTAACGATGCTGGTCAATCGTAAGATC